GAACGTCCAAGCCACAAGCGTGTCGAACTGGTTTTGATCCAGAACTGGGTCAATATATTTAAATACATATTCTTCAAACTCATTTAAATCCTCCTTTAACAAGTCCTCTGCGGACTCTTGTGTTATTTTATCGCCAGAAATAACTCCGGCCGTATGCCCGTAACCTATAGTCCAGACCCCAGCACTGCACTGGTATGATTCTAGCTTGCATCCTTCAAACTTCTTTATTAACGCAACCCCTTCACCGCTAGTTTTCACCTTACTTCTCCCTTGATACTTTCTGAATCTTCTCCACGGTACGCATACCGCCAAGACCGAGCATACCTAAAAGCACCGGCATCATTTCAGACATCTGTAACAGCGGTATGGCTATGTCACTACCGGCTACTGCTAATCCGAAGTTGCCCATGGGGATCAAAATGTAGTTGGAGGCCATCCCGATTACAGTCACCCACCCCACAGCCGGTCGCCATCCGGCTACGAACATAGACGTTGAGGCCGCTTCAACTTTATTGACTTCTAGTTGGCCCTTGGCTAATTCTTGTGCATGGCGCTCGGACATGGTGGCTATTTCATGCGCCAAAGCGTTTTTGGTATCTTTATCTTCAATAAACTTGTCAAGAAGCCCCGAAACTGGGCCGATTAGTGCTTGCAACATTAGATAACTCCAAATATTTTAAAACCTAAGTATAGGCCCAAAGGTAGAACAACTAAAACGCCTGCGCCCCATAGCAGGGCTGTCCAAAACATCGCAAATCTTGCTGCTCTGGTTCTTATGCGTGTACGATCATCCCTTTCTCGCTTGCGTTTACAGTCTGATTGAAACTTTAGCCAATCCGAATGCATGTCGGCTCGACCCGCATAAATCATAAATTCCTTCAGCCAAACCTCCTGCTCTTTTATCTTCTCAAGCTGCATGAAGCACTGAAGCTCATCGGCGCTTCCAGACTTGTTAGCTTTTTTAGCTATGGCTGATTTGTTATCAAAGAACTTAGTCGCTTGATCTGCAACGTCATAGAGTTCTTTCCCGTTTGACAAAGCTCCTTTAATTACTTGGAAGGCGGCATTAACTGCCGCTATTTCGGCTAACATTATTTTCTTGTCATGTAAGCTGTTGCACCAAAGAACATTCCAATTATAGATGCTTGGCTCAAAAACAACATGTCGCTTAATGAAGCTATGGTAGCTAACCTTGATTCGGGAATGAAAGGCATTATAGGAAGAAGGGCATAGACGCACATACTAATCATAGCGACCCACGCCATCTTTCTTTGCGAGTCGGCCTTCTCTTCCCTAATAGTCTGATCAACCATCTCCGTGTGGCGAGAAATCTCCTCGTCAGTGACGATGCCATTATTATCTAAGTCAAACTCAGAATACTTGCTTTCTTTCTCTAGTCTTTTTTGTGCCATTATCTGTCAAACACCTTAATAAGACTCCTACGCAGGCATCCATTTAAACAAAGCTATCGCGCTTATAATAAACGGATACATGCTAAACATTATTAACTCAAGCCTATCAAACTTTTTGGCTCCCGACTCTAAACGCTTTTCTATATTTTCGTATCTAATAATGCATTCTTTTTCATGCGCTGCAAGCTTTACTATCGTGTCTTTTACTGTAGCCATCTTTACCCTCCACCAAACAAATTGTTTGACACAGGTTGTTGTACAAAAGACCCTATTCCACCTTGAAAAGGACTGGCCTGCACCGGAGGTGCTACCGGAATCGCAAAAGGGCTTACCGGCGGAGGTGCTATTGCGTTGACAGGCTGTGTCATAAAAGGGTTCGCCTGTGGTGCAACCGGAGAAATAGGTGTTCCACCCGGCTTAGTAGCGTACTCGGGGAAAACGGGCTCATAAACCGGGGGAACGTAAGGCTCTGGTTGAATTACTACAGATTCTTTTGCGTTAGGGTCTTTTGCGTTAGGGTCTTGAAAACGAAGACCATATTGAGATGTTGGGTTAATGTTTCTTGGATTATCGGGGCGAGTAGCAGAGTACTGCCTAAGTGGGTCTAGGTTGCTGGTATCCATATTGCGACTACCGGAATCAGCATATTCCGGTATTTTCGCACTGGAAAGTTTGCCCGTTTCAGGGTCAATTGTCCTACCAAACTCATCGTAAAGCGCACGACCTTCACTGTCGTAAAAACCGTAATCTTCGCCGTCGGGACCAACTGGGGCAAACCTAGCGTCTGCGCCATATCCCGTACCCGGTATTTTTTGACCGGGATTTAATAAAGTTCCTGCACCCGTTTCAGGATCGGTGTAATTAAATACCCCTTGTCCCGAACCATCCGTAGCAGGTTGCCAAGATAAGGCGTTATTTGGTTGGTTTTCTGAGTAGCTGTTGTAAAAATAGCCGTCAGGTACTCCGTCTCCGTCCGAGTCCAAATCGAACAGGGGCCCGCCAGTACCTTGATTACCCACTAATCGACCGTCATCGGTGTAAACGGCCTTGCCGTCTTGACCTACAAATAAAGAGCCTAATCCCGAACTTACCTGTGAAGTAGTCCCTGTACGACCGTCACCTACGTTACCAACTGTGGGAGAAATATTATCAGGGTTGTTGCTACCCGTCCTACCGGAGGAATATTGAAGATACCAAGCCCGTTTTTCGGCATCAGTGTAGTCATCATAGCCCTCTGGGAATACCAACGCACCTATGTTGCCAAACATCTTAGTTACAACCCATGTACCCGCCGCCCTTAACAGCGGCACCCATGCCGCGAGCAGTCATGCGAGTCATAGTAGTAGGTATCTTTACGTCCGCAGTCTTGCCATACGGAATACGGCCTTGACCTTTAATGTCAGCGTAAGTAGTGGCCTTTGGAGCCGCCTTTGGAGTGTTAGTTACAATGCTTACTTTACCTTTCATCTTAATTCCCCTGCTGTTTAATAAATTCTCGCTCTCTTGCGGCATCAATACGAGCCGTTGTCTGCGCTTTTTGTGCCTCAATCCTTTCGCCAAACTGGCGGTTACGCATCTCAAGCGCCTGCGCGTCGAGTTGGACCTTGGTCTGGTCAATCTGTGCGTCCGCCTGTTCAGACTGAGCTTTAAGTTCTAGCTCCTGTTGCTTCAGTGCAATCAATGGATCAGGACCTTGCTCTTGTCCGCCTGTGGCTATCTGCTCAGACAGTTGCTTGAGTTGTTGCATACCTTCAGCAATATATTGTGCTGTCACGGCCTCCATCTCCAACATCTCCTCCGGAGTAGCGGGCGCGCCTTGGTTTCCCATAACCTTCTGCATGTAAGCTACCGAAGCCTGCTCTTTAGCCGCAATCTGGATATGCTCCATTACGTGTTTCTGCAATGTTATCGCAACTGGAGGCAATTGACCAACCATAGGCGTGTTACCAAATACCAAGTGAGCCATAATGTGGGCCTGATGGTCCTGACCTTCAAAAGCCTGTAACTCCAACATATCAAGAGCGTTAATGTTCTCTTGTGCAGGGTCCATGGGCCGTGGGTCGGGAGTAGCCTTCATAATCCGATCTAAATCAGTCACGCCCATCGCTTCATACATGTCACGGTAAACTTCGTGCAAGTTATGTAGCTCTGGTGCCGCAGTAGCAAGTTGTAGCTTACTCTGAGCAAGAGCAATGCGTTGCGCCTGACTAAATATGTTTGGGTTGCTTACCGGTATGATATCGACCCGCGAATCAAAGTCCGCAGCCATAACGGTGCCGTCAGCACCTGCAACCTCAAAGGGGTACTCCGCCGGGAGACTCTCACCCATAACTCGGGCCAGAATCTTAAACTCAACCCGCATGGCATAATGCAGACGCTTATGCACCGCACTCATTACACGCGAGCCCTGCTCAAGCATCGCTATTGTAGTTCCAACAGCCGCCTGCTGATTACCGTCGCCCACTTTCATATCTGTGATAGTGGCGAACCGCTGACCGGCCTGAACAACAAAACCTAGCAATTGATACAGCGTCTGATCCGGTCCCTTAAACGGTAACGGCATCAAGCTGTCTCGGATCGCACCACCGGGCGCATCAACATCCCTAAACTCACCGGGCTGTAGAGGCTCATCGTCATCCCTGATCCGTAGGCCGCGGGCCTTGAATCCTGCCGGGAGGTTAGAAAGAGTACCGGCATCGATAAGCTGACGTAGTGCAGAAGTAGCTGTGCGAGACAACCCACCGATAGTGTGGATCAAACCAAGCCCGTAGAAACCAAATCCGGGCAAGAACTTGTAATGAACAAAATATTGTATCTTTTTCTTTAACTCGTCATCTTCTCGGTAGTTTCTACGTATAGATAGTATCTGTCCGTTATCTTGGGAAATAGTAACCAGATAAGGAACCTTAATGCCGATAGGCTCACCGTCATCGTCTAATTCTTCGTAGCCCTCAATCTCTAAGTCAGCATGTACCTCTAAAAGAGTGCAATCGTAATCAATGTTAGACGGCTCAAAACCATCCAAATAATTGATTTCTTTACGTACAGAACCTAACTCACCCTGTGAAGGCAAGACATCTATGTCCAAATACTGACCGGCATACTGCTTCTTACGCAGATCATTCAACGACATGCGTACAACTTGAGTAATGTTAGGACAGGTATCTAAATCAGAAGTCTCATAAGGAACCACGAGATTCTCAGCAGGGATAAACTTACTTACCGCACGGCCCAGAGTCTCATCGTAATAAACCTTCTTAAAGGTGCTTCCGGCCAAGGGCAGATAAAACAACATCTGGTCCATATCCGGTGTGTAATCTTCCATTACATTCGTAATGTAGTAATTCATAAAGGTCTGAACACGCTGCGCCTGATCTTTCTTAGCACGTGTGTCCTTACCCAAGGAAACTGTTTTGACAGGACCCGTAGCAGGTAGAAGCTCGTTAAAGGCTTGCGCTTGGAATTGTGTAGCGGCCTCGGCTAATAGTGGGTGAGTCACGCCCGACGCGCCACGGAAGGGTTGCTCACGCTCCTCGTAGTTAAAGCCAAGCAACTCTAGGCCATTGGCGTAAGTCTCTTCCCAGTCCTGACGGCTGGCTTTGTTAGAATCAAACTGATCTAGAAGCTCGCTCGCAATAGCGGCAAGCTCGCGGTCCGGCATCTCTTCTGCTAAGTTAGCGTAAAAGTCATCACTAGAGCCGCGCTCGTCCTGCGGATCAAAATCTATTGTGACTCCGCCGTCGTCTTCCTGAATAATCTCTATCTCAGGGGAGCCTTCAATGTCTGAATTTCGTACTAGGGGCTCACCAAAATCCATGATCTCTAACTGCACCTCCGCCTCTAAGTCATCTGGGTCAATCTGAGATGGAATATTGTTATCCATCAAAGAACCTACACCTTTTATTTCATTAGCCATCTATTATTCCTCCGAAGAACGGCCCATTATAGCGTCTAATTGCTCTAATATCTCCGGTTCAATGTCGGAGGCATCTCTCTCTGATTTTACAGGAAGTCCTGCCTGACGCATAATTTTAGCCGTAGCTGCGTCTTTCCTACTGTTTTCAGGGGCCTTGGGCCGTGGTCTGTTCATAATCTCACCTATTCCGTCTTTAGATGTTCCACGTGGAACATTCTCTTGTTCTATGTTTAAGCTCTTTAGACCTTGATCTCTGAGTCTTTGTCGATCTCCAGTATACCCCGGCTTTTCCGAGGCTTTAAGGTCAAGGAATCGCTCCATTATCTCTTCTTCAGTGATTTGTGGAACATTGCGTTGATACTCCACAAGGTCTGGGTTAGCCTCGGCATAATCCCGGTTGATCAATGTCCTCGGCTCGGCGGTACGCATGAGCTTA